GACGGCGACAGCGAACACATTCACGACAGCGAACACATTCACGACAGCGAACACATTCACGACAGCGAACACATTCACGACAGCGAACACATTCACGACAGCGAACGCGATGATGATGAAATGCTGCCACTTCCACCTATCGAGCATCTTGAAGGTGGAAGCATTGTCGAGCTTCCACAGTCTCTCCCCCCTCTTGATGAACGATTCCCACTCTCTGACGACAGCAGTGAAGATGAGTTTAAGATGGTTAACCTTAGCAAGGACAACATTCCAAGAGCAGTTGAACCAGTTGTGGAACCCGTCTTTGAGAAACTTGTTGAAGAGGAGTCTGAACCTGTTGTCTTTGAGGAACCGGAGCCTGTAGCTGAAGAGGAACCTGTGGTTGATGAGGACATTCGGATGGTAAGTTTGCCGGAGGATGCCCTGTCTATCAGTAACATTCCACGGAGTAAGAAGAGTCTACTGATCAAGCGTAAGAAGAAGAAGCCTGTGCCCGAGATTGACGATGATTTTAACTTCTTTGGAGATGCCGGTTCCGAAAGCGTTTAATTCTTGTTCTAATATTTTAGCTACCATCTATAGATGCTGCGTTACCTTCGTTTACTACAGAATCCGTTCGTTCTTGGTGCCATCGGTGGCATTATTATGATGTCACTCCTCTACTACGACGACAGCTCTAACGGCAACCAGATCGTTATTAAGGACTATCTTAAGCTGTTCTTTACCAGTGCATCCGTCATCATTATCATGATCTTTATCTCTCGCTTCAACCTCGCCGGTCTCATCGGCGGCTCTGCGTCCGCTATCGCAGCTAACATGGCTGTAAAACAGATTGGTGGCGGAATGGTCGCATCCAGTGGTATCACTGAAGGGATGTACGCCGGAATGCCAGACTTCTAAATTAAACCGCTAAAATGAGACACCGGGTTACGTTTTTTAATATATTTAACGTAGGAAACAGTACGTTAGATATGATCTAAATTTTTATGTTGGGGATATATAAGTTTAATATGTCTAAGCATGCTCCACAGACAGTTAATTTACAACTTAAGAAGTTTAACATGGCCACTCTTAAAGACGATGGAGTGGTTGTGATGATCGGAAAACGTGGTAGCGGTAAGTCATACCTGACTAAAGATATCCTCTACTACAAACGTGACATTCCAATCGGAACTGTTATCTCTGGTACTGAGATTGCAAATGGTTTCTATGGTGATTTCGTACCAAAGATTTTTATTTACGATGAATTCGACGAAAGTATTATGGAGAATCTGTTTAAGCGGCAGAAGAAACTGCTGAAGAAGATGAAGAAAGGTCATCAGATAGATCCTCGCGTCTTTCTTATTTTTGATGATTGCCTTGACGATAACAAGGGTTGGAAGAACAGCAAGTATATCCGCGGTGTTTTCATGAACGGTCGCCATTTCAAGATCCTTTACATCCTCATTATGCAGTACCCTCTCGGTATCGGACCTAATCTCCGTACTAACATCGATTATGTTTTCCTTCTCCGCGAACCTATCGTTAGCAACCGTAAGCGCTTGTATGAAAACTTTGCTGGTATGTTTCCGTCCTTCGAAATCTTCTGTACAACTTTAGATCAGTGCACTGAGAACTACGAATGCCTGGTGATTGACAATACCAAGAAGAGTAACAAGTTAGAGGACCTGGTTTATTGGTATAAAGCCAGTGCTCATCCTGATTTTAAATTATGTAGCGACTCAATCTGGGAATACAGCAATCAGATGTGTGTTGATGAAGACAGCAGCGACGATGACGAAGAGATAGAGAGAGGCCAGAACCTAAGCGTTGATGACTACGTTAACCGTTACAAACGTAAGGGACCAAGTTTGAATGTTCGTAAGATGTTCTAAACTTTTAAGAAAAGTTTTACCAAAAATAACAAGGAATCAAGATCAGAAACTTTTGCCAAATGTTCTCTTTAGTTTAGGAATATATTTTTATAAAACTTTAACTGAAGAAACTATATGGGTGCTCATATTTCAACTGAGGACATTGAGAGTCTCCACCCTGTAAACTGGTGGAGACAAAATAAAGAGGAACATGGTGTAGAATTAAGAGAAAAATACAGTAAACCTGATTCTATTCACCTTTCTGAATTAGAAGCTGGGGAAAGTATAGCAATATTTGGTCGACGAGGAAGTCGTAGGGCCGATGTTGTCAGAAATATACTTTACTCCAATCGAGACATTCCCATCGGACTTGCCATTCTACAAGATGGTGATCCTAACAACTTTCGCAAACATATCCCAGCTGCGCTAATAAAAGAGGGATCGGAAACTTTTGAATGTCTCAATGCTATCAAAAGCTTAAACACACATCAACAAAAGGTAAAAGAAGAACATGACCACGATGAAAGAGCTTTTCTACTTCGCAACGATCAAAGGATCTTCACATCCAATGAATACGACCAATTAGTAAACGACTGTTATGATAGTAACCTGCTGTTCATTCAAGAGTTTTACTATCCTACCACTACTCTTAGACTTGATATGTTCAACTTCCTTGTAATGTTCAGGTACACATTGGAATACAGCACCAAACAGCTTTATGACAGTATTGCTAAACCACACTTCAATACATATGCCGAGTTTAAAGACATCATGGATAAACTATCAGCAGATGAATGTCTTGTGATTGATACTAACCAAGATGGAGGTGTATTCGTATATAACGTAAAAGAGCCTGTTGCAAACTTTAAGATCGGTCACCCTGATCTTTGGGAACCTGAAATCTGGACCGAGTCTGCCGCGAGGACCGAGTCTGTCAAGACATAAGAGAGTATTTCATCTAATTGATCTATATAGAATGGGAAACCTTCTATGCAGATCAGCCTCCGTTGCCCCTGCTCCTGACTCTGAAGATCAGGGCAACGAAATCTTCTCCCTTATCCCCGAAAACGTGGAACATAAGAACATTATGGTCTACGGGAAGAACGGAAAGGGTAAAAGCACCCTCATAAAGAACTTTTTGGACAATATCAAGTTCCGATGCGGCCATATTGTCCATGACGAAGAGGGACTGACACCTGTTTATGGCGATGTTAAGGTTAAGAAGGAGATGCACAAGAGTATGAATGACCATTTAGTAACAAGTTTGTTGCTAGATAGCGTTCGTCATAAGCAATCCCTCAAGTTTTTGGTGGTTGATAGCAAGAAATCCACTCGAGTATCCCGATCTAATCAGGATTCTTTAGCGAAAATCTTGGAAGAGCGTCACTTTACTGTGCTGTTTGCCATTGAAAACATGAATCAGCTTACTCATGCTACCCGTAACATGATGGATCTGGTCTTCGTTTTCAAGGATACCAACGCTGCATACCTGCATCCGATCTGGGAAAACTACCTTCAATGCTCAGGAATCCTGGAAGAGGACTTTAGAAAACAGGTTGCCGCTCTAAAAGACGATCATAGCTGTCTGGTTATTGACCTACAGTCTGAAAAGTTACTCTCTTGGCCCTCCGTCGGAGGTTCATGGCCCTCTTTATAGTGTTTCTAACCGTTTTATGATCGTAATGGAAGAAGATTAGCTGTAAAATCGGGGGGAGCAGTAGGGTGTGCAGCGTATCAGGGGGCTGTGATGTTAGGTAGGCCCTTGTCCCCAGAATAGTTTGGCTGGTTATCAGGTTAAAGATCATCGAATCTACAGTCATCGAGGGTCGCAAGGTCCGGTGAAGGACCAGATAGGCCACTGTGACCAGCTGATATATCGACACAGGATGGAAAATCAGAAGATAGACCGGTAAAAGTGCCAGGCTTCCCTTAAGATTCTTCCTAATTTTATTAATCTCTTTAGCGATATCCCTTGCCAGGGGGTTATTGATGGCTAAATAGGTTAGCTCACACAACATTAACATCAAAATCTGCTCATGTGAGACCTGACTGAGGGCCGTGAAGAGGGCGATGAGAGCTAGATGCAGGCTGTTTTCGCAAAATAGGAGATAAGAAAGGGATCCGGACCCGGGGAAGGGCACTAGAGCCATGATCGACCAGGCTGTCATCATCTTTGCGAAGCTGATTCCAAGGTGATTGGAGATTTTAAGCATCTGAGTTAGGAAAATATTGTCCTGATCGCTGTCTGCGAGGTCTACATAGAGCTGAAGAATGCGATTTAGGGTGTAAGGGTCCGTAATTTTATCCCAACGACGCGTTTTTAGGAGGTTTGTTAGGTATTTTTTGGTATTTCCTTCTCGTTTTTCGTTCTGAAACATGTATTCTCGGAAATAGTACTGGCGCAGAAGGGCTGTGTAGATGGTCGTACCCCCGCTTTCCAGATAGTGGAGCAGAGCGGCCACCAGGAAGGAGCTAACAAAGCTGATAATCCTTGTGTATGTGAACTTTTCCAGGTATTTAATGAATTCGTCTGGGGCAAACTCCATCTCTTGTTGCAGGGCGTTGCGTGCTACCTTCACTAGGACCTTTCCAAGCTGTTTACTCATCATTCGGTAAACAAATTGGTCGAATCTATCTTTAAGAGTCTGGTAAATCTTCCTAAATTGGTATGAAAAGAGGATCTCTTCTGTCATCACGGGGGTCATCACGGCTGCAATCAGGGGATAATCCAGGATTTGAAGCTCCCACCAGGTGATAATGTGGAAAATTTCTAGTCCGCTGAGGAAAATTCCCATGTAAAGAAGCCTTTTTATGTAGTTTGACTGGTAAATAAAGCGACTGAAACGATAATCTGAGCTTGGGTTGTCGAAATCAAGGAACCCTGACTGCCATTTAAGGAAAAATAGAGCTGCTGAGAGGGTGCTGTCGATGGTAAACAGGTCTACGATTGCAATTCCGGTTCTGAAATAGGTGTAGAAAGCTAAAATCAGTGTTGACTGGACTAAAAATGCTGTGGGATCAAACTTTCTTTTGATTCTGCTACTTTTCAGACTGAAATATTCGCTGTAAACACCCCACATACCGTCTTCAGAACGGGTTAGAGGGGAGTCTGAGACTTCTGGATGGGGGTAAGCCTCTAATTTGTATCTGTTTGGAATGAATATATAACTCTTATCTAGGGATTTGTCAATAGATCTATCCATTTTGTTAAAGAAATAGATGAAAAAGCTTCTAGATCAACTACTACCTGCTGATCTTTGTGTGTTTAAAAAATTGATTCTAAAAAGGTTGGGGGATATGATCACAATTAAGAATTTAAAATGCCGAAAGGGTTTATTTATTGTTTTCAGAACGAATGTTTCAAGTATTATTCACCAACAACTTATAAATTAGGGAGGACGAGTAGGAAGGACGTAATGGAAAGAATAAATGATTATAATACGAGTTATCTCAAGAGAAGTACGTTAATTCATTCTGAAAAAGTAAGTGATAATAGCGCTGCAGAATTAATGTTATTCAAAATTCTAAGTGATTATAGAATTAGAGAAGATAGAGAAATGTTTGATGCAGATCCTGAAATCATTATCGAAGCGATGAAAAAGGTTGCTGCACACTTTAATATTAATAAAAAGAGAGTAAATGAAACAAAAGTAGTTGAAAAGTTTGTAAAAGTTGATAAATCTTACGTATCTAAGTCAAAGAAAATAAATATCTTTTGTTTACGATGTGGATATCATTCGTATGATCGAAGTTATAATGTTAGAAAACATTTAAAAAATAAAAAAACATGCAAAGTTAAATATTTAAATGTTTCACAAAAGAATATTCTAAATAATTATGAGAAATGCTGTATATTATTTGTAAGTAAAGTTAAATTAAAAGATGAATTTCCTGATTATATTAAACAATTATATGAAAAGATTGATCCAAATACACTGAATACATGTGATCAGTGTGGTAAAATCTTAAAATGCGCTAAAAATATGTATAGACATAAAAGAGAACATTGTCCAAATAGACCTGGACTTAAACCATCAGTAGAAGATAAACTTGCTGCATTACAGTCACAGGTTAATGAACTCATGAAATCACAAAATATAAGCACTGATATGATACCTAATGAAATAACTGGCCAATGAGATAACTAGTTAGTGCTCATATTAAAGGATTGGTAGGACTGGATTATAAAAAGGTGCTTATTTTACTTTTATTTTTAGGTGAGGGTCTCTCCCATTTTAACAAGATCGGCCTTTGAACTCCTGGACATGGATGACTCTCCCTCTCCCTAGGGTATAAGATAATGGACCCCAAGTGTATTTTATCCATTAAAATACCAATATAATAATAATGTTTTAATGGTTTAGCAAGTACTATCTTACTAGAGATAATGGACCCGAAATGGACTCGGTTTTGGACCTGAAATGGACCCAAAACCGAGTAATATTTAACGTGAAGGGTCCAAAACCGAC